CGCGCGCGTGCGCCGCTCGTCGCGGATCTGCGCGTAGGCCACGCGCCCCACGTTCAGCGCGGCGTCGTTGCCGACGTTGAGCCCGCGGCGCAGCCCGATGCCGATGTCGCGCCCTGCGCGGGTGCGAGCCTGCGCTACGCGCGCCGCCTCCCGCGCGGACCGACGCTCCGCGGCCTCGCGCGCCCTCGTCTCGCGGTCCGTGACCTGCGTGCGGCGGCGCTCCTCCGCGATGTGGACGAGGGTGCGGTTGCGCTCCGCGGCGATGTAGAGCCGCGTCGCGTTGCCCTGCGCCGCGATCTCCGCGCGGGCCGCGAGCGTCGATGCGCGGGCGCGCTCGTTGGCGGCGCTGCGCGCCGCGTCGGTCTGCATCCTCAGCGCCGTGCGAGAGGTCCGCACGGCTTCGAGCTCCATGCGTTGACGGTGCCGCGCTTCGTCTCGCGCGAGCCGGTCGCGCTGCTGCGACTGCGCGCGTGCATCGGCCGTCATCGCGGCCTGCGCGCTGCGCGCGGTCGAGCGGATGTCGCCCATCGCGCGCGAGACGCTGGACGTGTCGACATCGATGCGGAGTACAGCGCGCGCCATGCTACTCGATCAATCCGAGGTGTCGGAGGATGCCGTCGCCGTGTCGCTCGATGACGGCGTAGGCGACGAGGGTGCGCTCGTCAGCGCTCGCACCCGGTTGACCAGTTCGGTCGCGATGATACGCAGCGAAACGCTGTCGTAGGCGCTCAACCGCGAGGTAGGCGCCATCGCTTTTCCCATCGCGTCGACGAGGTCGCGCACCTCCTCTGCGGTCTTCGCGCTGCTGATCGGCGAGCGCTCCGCGGTCCAATCCAGGTACGCCTCAAAGAGCTGCGTTACCTCGTCGGCTTCGAGCATCTTGCGCAGGTCGTCAGCGTCCTTCGCGACGGGCGCGTTGGCGCCCCCGGGCTCGACAAGCGCGAGCGCGAGCGTGCGGACCTTCACCTCGAAGGCGAGGTGTGATTCGCCGTCCGCGCTCCCGACGATGTAGTCCGCCGAGAACCCGCACTCGGTGGACAGCCAGCGGAACGCCTCGGCGCGAAGGCGCAAGCTCTCGTCCGCCGACAGCGTGCGCAGCCCGAGCGGCACGCCGCGCAGACGACCGCCGCAGCCGTCGAACTCGATCACCTTGACGGCGGCGCCTCGCGCAGACGCGTGAAGCGCCTTGCGCAACGGACTCCATCCGGTCGCGGCGAGAACCTTCGCGTCGAGGTCGTCACTCATGCCTGATTCACCAGCACGCCATGAAAGGTGAAGCTCACGTCGTTGGCCTTGTCGACCGACGTATCCACCTTGGCATCGCGGATGTCGCCGCGACAGTTGTAGGTGACGTTCGCGATTCTGAAGGCGAGGTTGACCTCAGCCTGCGCGGCCGCGATGGTGACCCACGCTTGCTCCATGCCAGCCTGCGGGATCGCAGAGGTCACGTCGATCTGCACCTTGCGCGGACCCGCGGAGAATCCCGCGACGCCGAGCAGGAGGGTGCTGACATCCTTGTTGTCGGTCTGGAGGTTCATCGACACCTGCGATGCCTGAAGCACCGGGATGCCGTTGTAGAGAACGAAGCCGGGAGCGGAGTAGATGGCCACGGTGGTCTCCTGTCAGAGCTGGCGGATGTTGCCCGCGATGATGTGCAGACCCGGGATGACCTCGGCCGGGATCTCGCAGTTGAGCCGACCCGACACGTTGGAATCCTCCACGACCTGCAGAAGCGAGAGGTTCGCCTCCACGTCGCGGAGGATGCCGTCAGACTCCATCTCCGCGAGCCGCTGCGCGATGTGCGACCGCACGATGGACGGGGTCACCACGAGGGCGATGCGCGGCGGCGTGCCGTTCGCGCTGTCGGCGGCGAGCTTGCACCCCGCGAAGGTCGTGGCGAGGTCCGCGCGCAGGAAGTCGGCGACGTAGTCGGGCACGGTCACGGAGGACGTGTCGAGGACGGCGTAGTTCGGCGTCCCGTTGCGAAGGGAGCGCGACGTGATGGACCGCACGACGGTCGCGTAACCCGGGCGCGCCGAGCTCGGGGCGAGCACGGTGAGCCCGTTGTTGAGCGCGCCCTCGATCTCCGTCGAGGTCGGCTGATCCGCGATCACGCGCTGCGCGAGCACGGTGGCGAGCTGCAGCCCGTCGAGGTTCGCGGCGGGGTTGTCGCTCTCGCCAGGGAGCGCGGGAGAGTACACCGCGGCGTCGCCCGCGAGGCGCGCGGCAACGACCTGCGTGGCGCACTCCCATGCCGGGATCACGGACGCGTGGTGCCACACGACCTGCAGGCGCGATGCGTTCTGCCCCGTGGCGAGCGTGACCGCGTTCGCGTAGGTGTCCACGCTGCCGCACACGGCCTGCTCGAGCTTCTGCACCGTGGGACCGGCGTGCGTGTTGACGTGCGTGACGATGCGCCCGATGTTGGTCGCGTCGATGCACGACCCCACGATGCGGTCGAAGCGCACCGGGTCGATGGCCGTGAGCGCGTTCGCGAACGTGTCCTGCGTGGCGCCCGCGGCGAGGGTGATCTCACCGCCGAGCGCGGCGGTGTTGCTCCATGCGCCCGTGGTGCCGCCGCCGCTCGCCGTGCTTGACGTGGTGATGCGCACCTCAGTGCCCGTCGAGGTCACGAAGTAGGCATCGACCACGATGGTGTTGCCGCGCGGGCCGGTGTTCTTCGCGGTGATGGTCGCGACGCCGCTGGAGTTCTGCGCGGTGAAGGGCAGATCCTGCGCGTCGTTGATCGCGTCGCACACGGCCGCGGCGATGGTCGTCACGGTGTCGCCGCTCGCCACGGGCACGTCGATGACGTTGCCGAGGAGCTTGAGCCGCACCGTGAACGCACCCGTCGCCGTCGTGGCGAAGGTCAGCGTCGCGCTCGCCGCAGTGCCGCCCGCGTCGGCCACGGGGCAGGCGTAGAGCGTGCCCGCGGGCGACTGCGCGAAGAACGCCGCCGCCATGCGCGACAGCTCCGACCCGCGACCGAAGAGCGTGGCCGCGTCGTCGGGTGACGACACGAACACGGGCTGCTCAAGCGCAGTGTTCGGGGAGCCGGGGACGATCCACGTTCCCGCCGCCACGCTGAAGGCGGGCGATGAGTTCGTGATCGCGTTGGGGATCATGTTCCCGAGGATGATCGTGCGCTGCGGCGCGTTGCCCGCGCTCGTGCCCGATCCGCCGAGGACGACGTTGAAGTTGACGCCCGGCGTCTTGCGAGACGCGGGCACACCGGCCACCGTGATGGTCATTCGCTCACCTCAGAAACGGCCTTCACGGCCTCGATGTCCCCGCGCGCGATGGCGCGGAGGTAGTAGCTCTCGGCAGGCACGTCGACGCCCGCCTCGATGATCGCGCCCGCCTTGTCGCGACCGACGTAGCGGCCGCGCATCCCGAGGACCGGGAGCATCGCGTCGCCCTTCGCGCGCACTCGAATCGTGTTCATGGTCAGTCCTATTCCGTGTCCGCGATGAACTGCACCACGGGGTTGTCGGGGTTGTCGCCGTTGATCGTGCCCGTGAGGTTCACGTCGCCGTGGATCGCAGTGAGCGGCTTGCTGCCGTCCGTCGGTGTGACCTGCGGGAGCGCGCGCATCGCCTCGAAGTCGAGCGCGTAGACGTACACCGTGCCGCGGCGGATGAGCGCCTCGCGCACGCCCACCGAACGCAGGCGACGGTCAAACCACGCATCGTCCAGCGGGAGCCCCGACAGCACGCCGAGCACGGCGTCGACGATGCGCAGACCGCCCGGCGCAGTGCTGATGCCGACGGTCCCGTCTTCGATGGCGCGCACGTCTTCGACGGCCGCGTAGACCGTCCAGCGCACAAGGCTCCGATCCTCCGCGTCGCCACCGATGGTGTTGACCGTGCGCGTCGCCTGCTCACCGCCGTACGCAAGGAGCGCGGCGGGGTACTGCGCGCAGACCTCCGCGATGGTGTTCTCATCGAGCGTGCCCGCGAAGCGGCCCACAAGCGCAAGCGGGCGCTGCGTCGTCGGCCCCGTGCTCACGTCAGTGAGCAGCGCCGACAGCGCCGTGAACAGATCGCTCTCAAGGTCAGCGAGCGGGAGGGTCACAACACACGCTCCAGCCCGCGCGTCAGCGCCTCATCGACGATGCGCGCGAAGTCTGCCTCCCGCGCGAGCCACGCGGGTGCGAGGTACGGATACGCGCGGTTGCGCGACGTGCCCTCTTCGACGAAAGACCCATAGCGGGTGTCGCCGAGCACGTCGACGCGCACCAGCCCGCGAGAGGCGCGGCCCACAACGCGACCCGCTTGCGTGCGGCGCTGCAGGTTGCCCGTGCGGTTGGTGTACGGGTGCACCGCCGCGGCCTGCTCTGCCACGACGCGCGCGCCGTCAAGCGCGCCCTCCGCAACCGCGTCGTCGACGCTCGCGAGGATGGCGCCGATGAGCGGCTCAACATCGAGGTAGACGCGGTCGGCCACGCTCAGAAGTCCGTCCCGTCGCGGAGGTCCGCGGCGCGCGCGAAGCTGTTGGTGTACACGCCGCCGTCGGTCTGCACGTTGGTCACGCTCGCGCGCGGCTTCGCCGGGACGCCACTCGCGCCGGGCGGGCGCACGTCCTGATCGCGATTCATCGCCTTGAAGAACGCCCGCGCCTCGCGCCCGAGGATCGCGTAGTTGCCATCTTCGGTGTAGCTCGCATGGCGGCTCGCGGCGATGGCGCACACGAGGTCAACGCCCTTGCCGACGACGCCAGGGTCGAGGGTGTCCGTCGTCGTGTAGAGCCCGTCGGGGAACGCGGCGCGCGTGATCGTGCGGATCATGCTGTTCGCCTCCGCGATGCACAGGTCGCGAAAGGTCGTGTCCGCGGTCGCGCCGCCGTTCTTCGCGAAGAGCCGCGCGTAGGCTTGCGTCGAGAGGCGTGCGGTCACGTCCGCGGTCGTCACGATGGCGGTCTGTTCGGCCACGTCAGCGCTCCTCGATCTCGCGCCCGATGCGCAGCCCCGACGCAAGCATCGCCTGCGCCGCGCGCTCCGGGATCACCTCACCGACTCGAAAGAAACCGGCCGCGCCCGCGTTGATCTGCACACGGGCCGCGAACGCCCGCACGGGCTCCGCAGGAGCCTCTGCGTCGGGGGAAAGGGAATCGCCCTCCCGCGCTGCCACGTCGCCTGCAAGGGGCGGCTCCGTGGCAGCGGCGGGCATCTGCTCTGCGACCGGCGCGGGCGATGCCTCACGAGACGCTGCCAGGGGCGCAACGGCCTCCGGCGCGCGAGACGCGAACGGCTGTCGACGGTCGCGTCGACTCACGCGACGACGGTGGTGTAGAGGTAGCCGACGTTCGAGCCGCCGACGATCTCGTCATCGTCGGAGTGCGCGACCTTGATGTACGTGCCGCCCGCGCGGCCCGGCATCCCGTCGTAGAACGTGCTGGTCTCCATCGCGCCGAAGCGGAAGGAGTACCCGAACGTCGCGGTGCGGCGCGGCGAGGGGCGGTCCTCGACGCGGATGAGCGCGCAGCTCTTGCCCCACACGCGCGAGTAGGACGCGGACGCGCCCTCCGCGGCGGTGTTGTAGATCGCCGTACCCACCACGACGCGGTCGAGGCGGAAGGCGTCCGCGATCATCTGCTCGTCGGGCCGCATCGGCACCGGACCCGAGCGGGTGCCAGCGCGCGAGAGCACGTACTGCAGCAGCTTCGGGTTGGAGCGCAGGGCGTCGTACGCCTCCTCGCCGATGACCATCGTGTTCGGGCGCACCAGCGGCGCGCGCAGGGCCGAGTCGATGTTCGCGACGGGGTCCGACGTGGACTGATCCCACTGCGCGGTGCCCGAGAGCGCCTGATGGTTGGCGCCGTAGTTGGCGCTGTTGAACACGACCGTCGCCACCCGCAGCTCGCGCGCGAGGAGCAGGTAGTTGGTGAGGATCTCGGTCACGTCCATGCGCGGCGAGAGCGGCGCGTCGGCGTTGATCTCCTCGTCGGTCGAGATGAAGTCCGTGAGCCCGCGGTCGATGCAGGAGTAGGTCCCCGGCGTGTCGAGCGCGATGGCGGGACGACCGGGCTTGGATTCGGCGCCGACCATGTCCACGGCCGCGACGTTGAACATCGTCTCCGGCTTGAACTTGAAGAACTTGTCGCTCTTCTTCGCCACCGTCACGACGGGCATGGCGAGGTCCGCGATGAACTCGCGGTTGCGGTACATCACCGCGAGGTTCGTGAGCGCGCGGTCGATGTGGACGTTGCCCACGCCGAGCCCGAGCTCGATGCGCCGACGCGCCTCACCCGAGAGGCGCTGCGCCCGCGCGGCCTGCGCGAGCTTGAGGATCTGATCGGAGTTCATGTCACGCACCCTGCATGATGAAGATGTTGAGGGCGACGCTGACGCGCTCGCCCGAAGAGGCGTCCTCGGTCGCGGTGCCGAGGCACATGAGGTTGACGCCCGCCGAGGGCGCCGCGGGCTTGAGCCCACCGGCGCTGTCGCCGACGGTCACGGTCTGCCCCTGCGTGATGCTCGCCATCGCGATGCCCGGGTAGACCCCGGAGGTCACGATGTCGACCGTCGCGCCGCTCGCGATGGAGCCGCCGCCGTCGACCTTGGCGATGCCGAGCACGCCCGCGGTAGGGTTGTTGCTCGCGACGACCGCGGAGTTGTCGGCAGTGCCGACGACCACGGCCACGCCGTCGGCGATGGTCGCCTCGGCGGTCGCCTGCATGATGAAGCCCGGGTTGCGGAACGACGTAGCCATCACTGCACCTCGA